TTTTACTTGTTTTTAGTTATTAATTGTTTATATATTTGATTGTTAAATCCTTTTGAAAATGTTGTTGGTTCTTGGCAATTTTTTTGTTGGTTGTCTTCTTGTCTCTTCATCTTTATCTTGGATACCAAGAGATGTTGAACTATGATTACCTTGTTCTGTTTTTAATTTTCTAACTGTTTGCTCAATACTTTGTTGAGCTCCTTTATCCATGATCTTTGCTTTATATCCTTGTGGATCTTGCAATAACCATAATGCTTCTGATATTAATGCGTAGTTTGGTTCTACAAACTGATACTTCTCTAATAAGTGTCCTAATAGATTTGTATTTCTTCCACTTACTGAAGGATAACTTGGTTGAACTAAACCATTATATAACATTGCTTGAGTCTTTCTATCTACTTTAATATCTCCAAGATTACCATCTTTTAAAGTATCATATACATTTTGCATGTAAGCTTTAGATGCTTGCTCTTGTTGTTTTTGTTTTATTTGTTGCTCTTGCACTTTTCTAATAACAATTTGCTCTGCCATCTTATCCAACTTTGGTTTAAACTTAGCAGCTTGTTGTTCAAGTTTTCCTAAATCTTTCCAAATTTCAATCTCCTCATCAATTTCTTCAGAGGTACCATAGCCGGTAGCATTTAAATATTCTTTAATTATAATCTCTTGATCTCTTTCAGATTTAATATCTAAATCCTTAGTTTCTTCTACTTGTCCTAAAGTTGAAAACAAACCTTTTAAATCAGTACCACCATCTGCTACATATCTAGCTGCAATTTGTAACTCTTCAGGTAAACTAGCAAAAAACTGCTTAGGTGTTTCACGTCTTACTTGATTAGCTTTTTCTTCTAAATTAGCTTCAATCAATTCTTCCCAATCTTTTGCTGTATATTCATCAAATGATTTTTCATCATCAAATGGAACTAATTTATCTTCTTTAATCATTTTTGAAAAAACATCTGAAATTCCAGAAATAGATTTTCTACCTCTAGTTTCTTTTTTTTCTTCATCATCATCTTCACCTAAACTATCAAGAATACTTTTAGTATCTTCTTTAGTTGTTTTAGGTGTAATGTCATCTTCATCATCATCTCCAAGAAGATCAGCATTTGATGTTGCATTTTTACCTTTGTCAGTTAAATCATCTGCATCATCTGCATCTGGATCAGCAAATGAAAAATCTGCTTTTTTATTTATTCCTGAAAAAATATTGTTTGTAGTTTTAGAATCTTTTCCAGATGGTAAAGTCATATCATCACCGCTAGGTGCTGCATTGAATATTGTATCTAAGTCAATATCTAAAGTTTCTACATTACTATTCATAGTGTTGTTTTTGGTACTCATCTTATTGTTGGTTTAATAATTAATACTTATATCAATAATATAATAAATCTTTATTTAATTTACACTATATTAAACTTATAATATTTGAAAAATTATAAAGTTTTTTGCAGTATATAGCTAACGTAAACTATTTATCTTTTGGTTTTTTAACATCATATTTATTCTTGTTCTGTATGGCTATATTTAATTGGTTATTTGATATTTGTGTTTGTGCTGCAATTTTTTCTCTTTCAACTTGAAGTTTTTGAGCTTCTGTAGATGACTTAGTTACCATCTCCTCACGTTTCATATTCATTTGTTCTCTATATTGAGTTGTCTCCTTAATATCTTTTAACGCATCTTGGTAATCATTTATCTCATTTTTATTTACATCAACACCGGCTCCATATCCTGCAGCTCTAATTTCAGCAATTGTAATATCATTCTGTCTATCTTTTTCAGCTTCTTGTTGTTCTAATTGTGCTTTCATTTGAGCTTCTTGTGCCTGTGCTTGTAACTGTTGTTCTTGCATCTGACGTTGTTGTTGCATTTCTTCTTGTCTTTGTGCTGCTATTCTTGTTTCAGAATCTTTTAAGATATCTGTTACTTCAGAAATAGAAGAAGCTTTAACAATATTTCCAAGTTCATATATGCTAGCACCGGTAGTATTATTAGTTAATGCCATTTGTTTTAACTGCTCAAGAATAGCTCTATGATTTGTTTTAGTTGTAGCAAATACATTGAAGTCTCTTAATAAAAGATCTGTACCATTGATTGTAAAGTTTACCTTTTCTGCTTCACTAGATATATAACTCAATCTTACACTTGGATTAGTACTATAATAGAACTGAGCTAAGTCTGTTCTCATTTGGTGTACTCTTGGCATAAGTTGATCAGAATGTTGTACAAAATAAATTTCTGTTTGAGCATATGACTGCTGCATTGCATTCATTACTCCAGTAGCTGTTTCTGCTGCAATAGCACCACCTAACCTTTGAGGATTAATACCTATTGCATCAAAACATTGTTGTTTAAAATAATTAGCTAATTGTATTCTACTCATTAACCTACTAGTTTGCTCCATATTCAGAGTCTGATAGTGTTGGAAGTTTACAGCATTTTCAGTATTAGTGATTGATGTATCTAATGGAAGCATTTGAAAATCTTTCATTGCTACATATGCTTTAGCATAATTGTTTTTACCCCAATCTTCTCCCATAGAATGACGCGGTAATGCATTCTGATCAAACATAATTACTGTACCTAACTCATCAATTAAGATATCAGCAATCTGGTTATTAACCATATTATATCCAACCTGATATGCTTTCATCAAATCTACTAAAGAAGTAGATCTAGTATTTCTATCAGAGAATACTCTACCTTCTACTGGTAACTTACATCCATATAAAGAATTATTTCCTTTAAATTGGAATGGTAATCTACCTGGTTTAGTTCTATTAATACCTAAGTATATAGGATTTATTTCACTACTTGTTGAACTCTTCCACATTGCAGGTACATTAGGTCCAACTTTTACACCACCCCAAATTTCATTAATCCAAATCCAATCAATATGTTCTCCTTGTAATAATGTATCCTTGGTTTTGTTTTTAAATATTGATGTATCATAAATAGCTTTTTCTGTTACTTTAAATGTTTCATCAACTATTTCTTGAGTTACTTCACCATCAAATTCTATTTTAGTAAGATGGCCAATTTTTCTTTGTGTCTTCCAATAAATTGTAGAAACTCTCATTAAATTACTATCACCAAAATAAGCTAAGTCTTCACTTTCTCCTAAAATTTGATTTAATATATCACCTCCTCTTGCAGGATCAGCCATATAATTACTTGTATATTGTCTATATGCTAAACCTGGTGCATTAGTATTCCAAGCATGTGATCTTGTTGCATCATAATAAGAACCATCATTTTGATATCCATTAACTTGATATTGTGCAGATCTTGCTGGATAAATTCTTTGTAATGATTCTAATTGTTGTTGATTCATTAAATATCCATATTTATCTACTACATCAGATACTGTCATTAAATCTACTTTACCAACATATGCTGAGTCAGAAATATATCTTTGATCTGGAGACTTTTGATAGAATGTCAAAACAGGATTCCATAATTCAATATCATAATCATCTTCTAACATACGGAAATGCCAAAACTCTCTATCAGCAATAAGCATATCCCTAAAACCTCTTTCTTCAAGTTCTTGCATTTTGAATCTTTCTTCATCAACATTTAATTGATGAGTAGCCCATTCTTCAACAGAACTTCTGTATGACTTACTAAAGAAGTCTTCAATTTCAGGTAATGATTTAATACTTTCTGGAGCAAGTTGTTGCTGTGCTTCTTCAGATGATGGATCCATTCCCATTTGAATCATCTTTTCAACTAACTTTCTTTCAGCATCTGCAAGTAATGCTTCTTCAACTTGCATTCTTTTTTGCTCAAGCATTTCATTGTATGATCTATCATCAACTGCTCTGAATTGTACCTTATTGTATCTTTTGGAAAATTCTCCACTTAATACATTAATTACATTTGGAATAATAGGATAAAATTTAAGTTCTAAAGCAGAGTCATTTTCTTTAGTTAAAACATCCATTAAATCTTTATAGTCATTGTCAGGTTCAACTATATAATCTGTTTTATCTATTATACCTTTAGCTAATTTATAATTTTTTAAAAGCCTTCTAGCGTTGAGTTTCAAAAATTGAATACCTTGTAGTTCTAACCAATCTAAGTTCCATGCTGCCCAATCATCTGTTTTTTCACTATAAGGTAAAAATTGAATAGGCTGTGTTAAACTAGAAAAAGTAGGTCCTTCTGTTTTTTTTGCACCGGCCTTTAACTGCATTGCATTAAGTACTTTCATTCTAAATTTAATTTAGTTAATTTATTTATAATTTTTAAAGCCTGATCTTTTTATTGTATTTCCAGTATTGTTTCCACTACGTCCAATATTTTTAAACGGACTATACTTTAATTTATACAAATTTTCTGAATTTACCAAAGATTTCTCTTCTGATTCACGTCTTTTTGAAAAACCTCTGTTTGATTGTTGTATTTTCACAAAGGCAACTAAAGCTCCAAATGCTACAAGTCTATCTACGTTAAGTCCAGGATAATAAGCTAGCATTTCTTTTATAAGCATTCCATCAGGTATTCTTTCAACACCTAATGTTTGTTTTGTAACAACTCCACCTACATCAGTTTCTTCATCTATAACTTCTCTTAGAAATTCAATTGCATATGATATCAAATGACTTTTAAATAATGTACCTGTATTCTTCCACCCATACTCTTGATATACTGTACTATTTGAACCAAGATCTTTTAAGAATAAAATTTGTTGTTTAGGTACTAAATATCTTTGTTTCTTTCTAGAAATCATATGTTGTATAAACAAAGATATGTTGTTCTCAACTATAGTCCAGGCATTATACCATTCTATAATTAATTCTAATCTTTCATGTGTTTTATTAATATCATCAAATCTACCACACCATGATGCTACAATTTTATCCTTTTCTAAGAATTGTTCTACATCTCCAGATATCATAGTTCTTGTAACCTCTGTTGCATTCTTATAAACAAAAATACTACATAAGGAATCTGATGTAGTAGTCTTACCTTCTGATACGGGGTCAATAGAGGCATAATAAGCCCCAAACTCAGGACTCTTGACAGGACGTTCCCAAACAACAATACTTCCTGTCTTATCCACTTGTTTTTTGTCTACAGGAAATCTACTTATTGGAAGTTTGTTTGTTCTTTTTGCAAAGATCCCTTTTTCATCTCTATCTAATTCAATAAGTTCATAAGGGTATTCTTTTTCTTCTATTCTTTTTTGTTGTCTACTAAGAATCCCTTGTGGAAATACAGATGCTTTTCTATATGCAAATGCTTCAGCAATATTCAATGGTTTCTGAGATATTCTTAATTGGAACTGTTCTCCATTTAATTCATTCTTCCATCTTTCTCTTTCTTCAGCAATTGCTTGTTCAGCCTCTTTTACTAATGAATTTCCATAGTCATCTATGTATGGTGGCATTGACCATTGTTCTGGAATAAATAAACCAGCCATACCTATTGTACCATCTGCATCAATAAGATCAGTTTCAACGGCATATATATCATTTGCTGCTGGATTAGTAATCATTTCTTTTAAAGGATTACATTGTTCCAAATCTCCCACTGATCCGGCAGCAATAAACATACCTGTAGTAATCATACCAGAAGACATTGCAGGACGTAAGTACTCATATGTCTCAGACATCTTTGGAGCAATCCCAGCTTCTTCATGAAAGAAATAACTACATGGTCCCCCTACTCCAGTAGTTGCATTTTTTTCAAATGAACCCCCTTGTATTTTTGATTTTAATCCTCTTGCTGTTTTTCTATTACCAATTTTAACTTCAATCTGTTGTTGCCACAATAAAACCTTTTCAGGATTACTTGGTCTATACCAAGCAGTGTGTTCATTTAAAAATGTTTTATATTCTTCTAAAAATTTCCATGAACCTTTATCATTTATAAAATCTTTAAGTGATGCACCAATCTTGCAAATACTTCCTTCTTCAAACCAATAGGTATTTATAATTTTACCCATATGAAAATAAGAAGATGCAATCTGACGTTTCTTTAATATAGCTGAATGTTTATAGTGCAGTTCTGCAAGTAATTCATATAAAGCCATATGATACTGAGCATCACGTACTTTGGCAAAACCATATTTCTTTTCTTCTTTGTCAAAGATTGGTAAAAAGTTTAACCACATATAATAATCTCTAGTTAAATACCAGCTCTTATTATCATTAGCGTAAATAACTCCTTCTCTACATTTGTTTTTTTGATCCTCCCAATACTCAGTAAAATCTTTAGATCTAAATGGTTTATTACAATAAAATCCCTGATCATTAAATATTTGAGCTTGTTCATTAAACTTAAAAGAAAGTTCATTAAACTCATAATGACCAGGGACATTAAATATACTTAAAACATAATCTATAAAATCTTGTCTAGTTTCAAATTCTGTAGTTGTCCAAGAATTATTTTTATATGTTGGTATAGATTTATACATACTTAAATTTGGCATATACATCACCTTCATGGATCAGTAAATGTTCTTCATCATCATGCAACATTTTTGTTGGTAAACAATGCTCACTATATTGAACCTCATCTCCAATTTTAATTTCCGTAATACCTTCACCTATAGCAACAACAACACCTTTATTTTCTATTTTTTGTGCTGCTTCAGGTATAATGATGCTTGTATTCTTATAAAATGTTTCAGCTTTTTTTTGCTTAATCAATAATTTTTTTCCTATTGGAATTACTTGTTGTGTCATTTTTTTTAATTTAATGGTTTATTATATTTGGTCATAAGCTAATCCAGCTCCACCACGTACAGAACTTTCTTGTTCTTGTTTCATATCAACAAAGGCACCCTTGTATGATTGTCTAATTTGTTCAAATTTAGATGCAGCATTTACCATTGAGTTAATATTTCCATCTCTACCATGTTCAATAGCAGTTACTTCCATGTATTTAGCTAATCTATCAAGCATTGATTTAATACCTTTGTAAGCTCTAAAGGTAGGTGTTTCATATAACTTATAACACATATCTAATGCATATCTTATCTTAGGATCTTCTGGTGAATCTTCCAATTGAACTTCTTCAATAATAATATCTTCTTTTTCATGTTCTGGTAGATTGAAAAAAGGATTCATATCTGGATTAGGACAACTCATATAAAAGATATATTGGTAAATTTTCAAATAGCTGTCAGGATAATTTTCCATAATAGCATTTAAAAAAGGTAAAGCATAGCAATGTTCTGATGGTATTACTTTACTGTTCTGAATATCAAATAGTCTTACTAACATAATTAAGGTATTAGTGCTGCTACTGATGCATATGAATCTGAACTAAAAAAAGTAAAAGCATTAGATAAAGATACTTGTATTGCACCTGGTACATATTTAGATACACCAGCATCCCATGCATTTGCTACAGATATAATTTTAGTAGCATCTATATCTATTGGTGAAGCACTATCAGTATTCCAATATAAACCTGCGGGTTGCCCCATTACTGTTGATTTTGCTTGTATTAATTGTATTTGTGTAAGTGTTACGCTTGCCATAAGTTTAAATTTTTATTTATTATCTTTTAACCACATTATTAATGAGTTAACCTCATCTTTTAAATAAGGTACTTCATACATTTTGATTTCATCTAAAATTGGTTCTCCATTGTAATGTTCATTTATTGGATATCCATTTTCATCTTCACCAATCTGTTTAAACTTAACGTGTTGAATTGTAAGTTTACCAATCTTTAGAGAAGGATTGTGTTTCTTAATAATATACGCATAAATACTAAGCTGTAATGAATAATGATTTAAATTGCAATCATCTAAATGATTAATTGGTTTAAACATTTTACTAGTAATACCTTCCCAATTAGTATATCCTTTTTCTTTAATTTCTTTATTAGTTTTATAATCATTGATATTAATATATCCATCAACAACTTCTACAACATCAGCTTGGCCACAGAGACCAACAGATTTTAAATAAACTAAATGTTCTGGATATACACCATCAGTTAACTTTTGATTTGGTGCTAATTTTATACCATTCTCATTTATAAGAGGTTTAATAATTGGTACTTCTGTTCCATTACGCTCAATTGTTTTAAAATCAAGCATGTCAGATTCTCTTTGATTATGATAAAAATTACCAAGATTAATAGCTCTTTCTGTTTCATTATCCCATGCCTGTATTATTTGTTCTACAGTCATACCATACCACTTAGAATTTTTATTCTTTGCAGATTTTTTTGCCTGTCCTTCTTTATCAAACTTAGGCTTAAACTTACCAACAAGTGAAGTAACACTTAACCATTCAATATTATCTTCTTCTATGCTTTCATAAGTATGTCCATCTTCTTTAAATATAATAGCCATTACTGTGTTTTTAAAAGTTCATTTACACCAAAACTTATTTCTCTATTGGTTGTACTATTTCCAAGTATAGGATCATTAGTAGTTGTAGAAACAAAATAAGGATTTGTTGTTCCCATATTTTCAAATTTATGGTAAGGTTGAAATCCTTGATTGGCATTTTTATTTTGTTTATCAAATAATTTAGCTTTAAGTTCTGCATCTAAAAGAACTGCGGCAGCTTCTGTAGTTATCATATTATGTTCTAAAAGATCTTTAACTATTTGTGTTACTGTCATAATATTAATTCTTAATTTGTTGATTAATCTTTTCTTCTAATTCTTCAGTTGCTACTGCATCCCAAAATCCTTTAGGGCAGCATGTTGATAATGATCTTACCTTAAATGCAAGACTACATCCACAATCTGAACAACAAGGTTGTGTACCTGGAGCTATGCAATGATCACCGGCAGCATCAAATAAAGAACAATTAATACATACTTGAAATCTATCTGTAGCAACAGCTTCAATGTGTTCTTTTTTAAATATATTATTTTTAATGCCTTCTAAAATCTGATCAGCATTTTTAAATACTGACAAATATTTTTTCCATTTTCCTTCCATATTGTAAAACTTATTTTGCTTTAAATTCTTTTTTAGATAAAATATCAGCTTCCATTTGTTCTAATGCTTTGGACATTTGTTCAATATTCTTTTGTATATTTTCACTTTGAGCATAACCATTATATGTTCTTTTAGCTAAATTACCAAGTGTACTTTTATTCTTTTTAATTGAGTTTTCTAATTTAGTTTTTCTCAAATAAAAGGTTCCTAATCCATCTACATTTATTCTAGGATATTCTAAAGCAGATAATTTCTTTCTTAACTTAGCATAGTAAAATGCTATAAAGTCATCTACTACTTGTGAATGTACACCAACTTCTTCAGCTATTCCTTCTTTAAAATCTTTATGCTTCTTGGGATTCACGGCCTAATATTTTATAGTCTAATAATACCAAACCATCTGTTTGAACATTGATCATTTTATTAATAGAAATTGTTTTTTTATTTATTCCATTTTTAACTATTAATTTTTTCTTTTCTGATTTAGCTAAAGCATTTCTAGCTGATTGTGGACTTTTAAATATTTCTTGTTCAGTTAAAAATATACAAAATTTAGTTAATTCAATTTTTGGTTGTTTAGATAATTCCATTAAACATTTAAGATCTGAATTACTAATTAAAATATTTTCAAAAAAACAATATGTAAGTATCTGATACTTAATGGTTTCATCAATACCTACTTGTAATTTTAAATCTACTTTATTTACTATAGCCATTATTTTAAACTCATTATCATATCAACTAAATCAGGGTGAGGATAGCAATCAAATTTATCCTTTCTTACATTGGTATGTGTTAATAATCCTTTAATTTTACCACTAGCTGCATCTTCATGATAATCAAATCCTTTAGTTGCACCATGTTTTTGTATTAATTGTTTCAAACCAAACCTAACATCAATACCATCTCTTTCTGCAACATATTTAATCCACTTTTCAGTTTCTTTAATTTGTTTTTCAGAATATGCATGCCAATTTATAAATCCCCTAAATGTTTCTTTTAATGTTATTACTTCATCTGGATGAGCCTTAGTTCCTACATAGGTTTTATAATCCTTATCTAATTGCCCCATTGAACAAATTTCTAAACCTACAGAGTGTCTATTCATCCAACCAGATTTAGTTAAACCTAAATGCCAGCCTTGATTTCCTGTTGGAAAAGCTTGAATCATTTTACCATCATATTTTGCATCTCCATTATGATGATTTTTACCACCTAAAACAAATTCAGTTCCAATAGCTCCTCTATCATCTTTATTCCACATATCAACACAAGCAAAAGGATTATTATTTCCGGATGTATGATGCAGAAATATATATTCATTTTTGATTGGTCCTTTAATATATTCTTTTGGAGATAAATAATATCTTTGAATTATCTGATCATAATTAGTTTTAAAGAACTGTTTAGATATATCTGAGTCTTCATCAATAGCTTCTTGAATTGTAGGCACTTTGTTGAATAACAATGTCCACATGTCTGCATCTACTATTCCTGTAACTGGTAGATTATTAGATAGTTGAAATCTAATTACAGCTTTTTCTGTTGCTGGCCCAAACTGTGAATCCTGTTTTAATAGGAGTTTGGATTGAAGGGTCTGGACATCTGGTCCAGAATCCCCTCTCTTTAACATCTTCATAGTTTAGTCTATTTGAGATGCTGCATTTTCCATTGCCTGTTTAAAAGCTTTTGCTTCTTCAGAATCAACAGGTACTTGTCCACCTTCTTTTTGAGAAGCATAAGCCTGTGCCATGTACATTTGAGCTTGTAATCTTTCAGCTCTTGATTTCTCAATAGTAGCCAAAAGCATTTCATACTCAGCTTGCACTTCTAAATGTGGGATGTTGTCTTTGTAAAATGCACTAATTTCTTCTCTACGTGCATTTAATTCTTCTTTAGATAGGATAGGTTCTTTTTCATCTAAAGGATTGGAGGTTTTTGCATTTGCCATTTTTAATTTTTTTAAGTTAAACAATATACTACAAATATATAGTAATAGTTTAAATAAAAAAAGTTTATGGATTTATTTTAAGGTATTCTATTTTTTTCTAATAAAAGAATTACGCTTTTTAGTTGTGACGCTTTATGAAAGACTACACTTCCTTCAAGTAGATCAACAGTCCACTTACCCTTCTTAGCTTCATCTGAATCACTATCACAAGATAAGAAATCAATTTGACCTATATTTTTAGCATAGTAGTACCATGGCTCATTAGATCCACTTGACTCAGGTGTTTCATCAACACGCTCAAAACCTAATTTGATCAAATCAATTTCTCTCATCTTTATTTGTGATGTTCCTTTAGTAGGAAGATTAGCATTTCTTACCTTTCATAGCCCCACCCATTTTCATTTTAGGATCAGTAGAACCACCATTCTTTTTGAAACCCATTTTGTTTCTTACTTCTGTTGGAAGTTTAGCTAATCCTTTTTTATTAGCAGGTACATCTTTCATTGCACCACCCGTTGCCATTTTGGTTTTCTTAACAGCTTTTACAGCACCGCCTTTTTTCATCATAGAGTTTTGCATCATTGACCCATCAGACATTCCACCCATTTGCATTTTTTTTACAGTTTTCATAATTTTAAGTTTTAAAGTTTATTTTTAGTTATTATCTATATCTTGCAGCTTTCTTAGCTACTGCTTTAGGTTGTTTTACAAATTGTTTTCCTTTAGCATTACCTTCTGCTTTAGCTTTATTAGTAGCTGCTTTCTCAGAAGGACTTAATGCATCCCAAGCTGCAGATGGCAAATATCTTTTCTTACCTTTAGATGGTTTACCATCTGAGGTTCTCCACTTTTCATTAGTCCATTTCTTTAAGGACTGTTGTGATTTTGCTAGTGCCATTACTTATATCCTCCTCCTGCTTTTTTATATTGAACAGCAAGTAGTTGTGCTTTACGTGCAGACCATTCTCCCGGATCACCACCTTTAGTACCTGCTTTAATCTTATTAAAAAGGTTTTTACGCATACCCGGTTTAGTATAGTTACCGGCAGCATTTACTTTAGATTTTGTCTTTGCCATAATCTATTAATTATATACTCTTATTTCTATAGGGGTATTTAACAACAAATCATCACTTGGAGTTTCGTTTGATTTTACAGTTACCAAATCAATTAAGGCAGGGTCACTACTTTTTCTAAAAGTAAATCTAATTCTCAAGTCCTCAATAGCTGGGAAATGTGTAACATTTATAAATGTTTTATTGTCAACAAATAAATTATCAGAGACAACACTATAACCACCAGCATCTACATAAGTAAACCATATATTCCCAATAGTGTTTTCTAATACTATTGCTACTGGAGCTCCATCATTTACATATAAAGAACCATCAATACCCCAACTATTTGGAGTAGTTCCAGTAGCAACAAACCACGTGTTTAAGTCATTATTTGGAGCACCTACATTTGTAAAATCCCAACCTCCACCTAATTGTTCAGTTATTTGATATGTTTTACCTATTGTTAAATCTCCATTTCCTTCAGTTACACTATATGGATTATTCCCACCACGCTGTGTTAATAAAGCTGTAAACACTTTATATTTTGCAGGAGCTATACTAGCTAGTATATGCTTTTTTATTCCAGCAATACTGAGTAAACTTGCTTCCATTTTAGGTTGCGGTTTTAACCTTTCTTGTGTATCAGTATATGCAGCTGATATAATATAGTCATTATCTGTTGGAGTTTTAATTTTACGTTTGGTAATTAAACCCATAATGTCTTGTAATGTAGTCATAGTTTTATTTATTAGTTATAAACTCTAATTTCTATTGGTGTTGATTGCAATACTCCGTCTGTATATGCTCCTCCTATTATTGTTGTATCAATGTAAACAGTATTAGTATTTCCAAATGAATTATCTTTATTCATGTAGAAAAGATGTCCATTATTATTATCATTAGTAATAGTCCACCATGTTTTTGTAATTAATAAAATAGAACCTGTAACATTTAATGAGTAACGTCCTGGCGCACTTCTAAAAGCAGTAACAGTTTGTCCTAAAGTATTTTCTAATATAACTAATGTTGGGTTAAGAACTCCTGATTGACTAATCAAAGCTGTATATACTTTATAAGCAGGAGTTGGAATATCATCTAAAGTTGCTAGTGTATAATCTCCGCTAGGTTTGAAAGGAATAAAATAGTTTGATACTATATTTTCTATTGGCAAATCAGTGTAATATTCAGGTGGTAGTTTAATTTCTAACGCTGCATTACTTGTACCGTCTTGTGTAGATAAAAATAACCCAGTTATTTGGTCGCCCCAAGAAGTTGACAAACCTATGCTACATTGGTCTGCACCCGTACCATCTCCATTTACAAAACCAGCCCCTTGCGCAGCAATTTGTGAATAACTACCAAGACCATCTAATATTTGGACTTGACCAATTTGTATTGATGTTTCATTAGTACCATCTGAAACATAAATTGTATTATCAGTTGTTGCGCCTACATCAGTAACTTGTTGTAATCCTAATTCTACTGTTTTAAATTCCCATATAGCAGCACCTTCTGTTGGATTAGTACACTCGTAAAAATATGTGAAATTATTACCATACCATTTGCTGCCACCTACATAACCTTTTGTTATATCATCATCTACAGTTGGTAAACTTCTTGCATATTGTTTAAGTTCAATATATCCATTTGTTATATCTGTTAAATATGCTTCTCCTGCTTCAAACTTCCACTCAAAACCAACTGCACAAGTCAAGGCAATACCACCACCCCCGCTTTCAGTTCTAACTCCTTTGCTAAGTTTAGAAGTATTTTCTAATTCTATTGCATCAGCATTATTTACAAGTATATTTTGTCCATCAGTTGTATTACCTAATGCTAAAGTTTGAGTAAGTGTTTGAGATCCTCCAATTGGTATACCAGATAATACATAGTTTTTCAATGCAGCCAAACTAACTAAGTTGGCCTGCATTTTTGGTTGAGGTTTTAGCACCTCTTGCGCATCAGTATAAGATGCAACTACCATATAATCTTTGCCTGTAGGGGGTTTAACTTTACCTTTAGTGATTAACCCTAGTATGTCTTGTAGTATATTCATTTTGTTTTTAGTTAGTTATCCTTTTATAAGAGTAATATACAAATTTCTTTTGTAAATTTAAAACAAATTACAAACAACCTACTCACGGTAACTCAAAAAAATTTTTTGTCCCCAAAAAAAATAGTGTTTATAAAGGTAATATCAAAAGTTGTATGTATTGCAATGTTGGTACCTACTACCAAACTACTCCCCAGCTAATTTTTGCGGTGAGGGTACCCCCGCGTCTGTGGTATCCAAAATTTAATAAAATACAATATTATGAGTGTATTCTTTAGAAAACTGAGAATCAATGAGTCAACTGGCACAGCAACAATCATTGCTACTGACAAGCCAATCACAAGCAAGAGTACTACACTTGCTGGACTGAACGTGGGAACACGGACTCAAGGTAGTGTGAACTTTGGTGTCTTAAGCCTTATTGACCCTGAAACTAATCAGGTCATGAAAGCTAACCATCCAACTATTGCAGCTTTGCAAAAGAAACTGAATGCTGGTGATGAAATGCCAGGATTCCAATTGAGTAACAATCCTGTGGTTGATATTCAAACTGGTGAGCTAACAACCCTAATGTGGATTGAAGCTATCTAACATCAGAACAAGAGGGGAGTGTAACAACTCCTCTCTTTAACTAATAGATGAGTGTGACTAGCTTAAGGCGTGACTCCTTGAAATAGTCTTTTTAAATATAAATCAAATAAAATATAATAAGATGAAAAATATAATAGAAGCTAAGATTAAAGTGACTGAACAAGACTATAACCTATTGGGTCTATATAGTCATGAAGAATATGTGGGTAGAATAATGGTTCTTAAAGAACTATTGTCAATAATTGATAAAGAAGAAAAGGGATCTATAGAAGAGCACAGACGTGCACAAGAAGAAGATCATGAGTACATGCAACTAAGACAATTGGAAGAAGAGCAGTATAACATGTGGAAAGTCAAAGATTGTAATATCTCACGTAAGTTTCAAGAAGCTGAGATACAAGAGATGTTTGAGGATTTGGAAGATGAATTTGATCAATATTAATTTTAAAACTGAAATATCATGGACTTAACAGAAGCACTGATGACGTGGGATAGAATTGGTAACACTACCAAATCCTATGATGATGAACACAATAACTATTGTATTGACTTCATCAATAAGAATAATGAGAAAGTAGGTTGGGTAAAGATCTATCCTGGTCAAGGTATCAGATGGGAATATCCTGATGAACTATTTGCTGATAAGGTAATAAATAAGCAAATTGATGAGCAACTAACAGAAGCAGACTATTTTGATGGTGATGCTAGTTGGTGTGAGTAAATAATAAGGGGTGTAAAAGCCCCTTCTTTAAATTAAATAAAATCTTAATAAAATATAATATGATGACTGATAAATCAAAAATAACTCAAGAAGAATTGAGAAGAAATGGGATAACTGAATTAGATAATATGACTATCACTAGATTCAAACTTTTGCTTGATAAAAGAATTGAATTGGCTGATAGTGACTTCACTACAATGAGTGATGCTGAATGGATTAAAGATTTCAGAAAAGCTCTTGTTGAACTAATGGATAAAAAAGATGCAATAGAGTATCAAAAAGCCTATGATAGTGACCAGTTTGATAGTAATGGTAGAAGAAAGTTTTAATTAAATAAAATATAATAGTATGGAAAGTAATGTAGTAGAAGTGCAATTCTTGTATGCACCAAGAGTAAATCAGTATTCAGTAATAGTAGACACTGGTGATGAACAAACACAAATGGGTCTTGCAGATCTAAAGAACAAGTATCCAATGTTGTGTGCAAAACTAGGTGAAATGTTTGATCCAAATCTAGATAACCCAAATTGGGATATGGATGGTGGTGATTGGGAATGTGGTGAAGGTACACTTCATCCTTGGACACAAGGTAGTTGTGATTGTGCTGAACAATCTGCTGAAATGGCAGAATGGCACAGGCTAAGGGAAGAAGAAGAAAATGACAAAAATCAAGCTATTGATGAAATGATTAGAGAAGGTTGGTCTGAAGAAGAATTATTAAAACTTCATGCTCTCAGAGATAAGATAGCTAATCAATAATCCTTAAATATAAAGATATGTTTGTAGATAATGAACCGTATGGATATGAAGCAAAATGTGAGTATTGTGGAGTACTAATGAATGATGATGAGTTTGACTTCCGTCAGAAATGGGTACACCATATACATGCTGATTGCTTCTATGATATAATTGATGAAGATGGAAGATTGCCCAATAATATTCCTGTATATTTCAATCATGAATATAAAGCAAATTGGGAAGAGCTGATGGATAAAATGATCAGTGAATAAAAATGATTAGGAGTGTGTAATAGCACTCCTAATTTTTTTGTCTCCAGCCTGTGTAACAAGTAGACTTTGGCATTGATTATCAACTAGTTACTAATTAGTGTTTTTTTTAACTTAAGGTGCACTACGCATACTTTATTAGCTGTTACCAACTTTTCTACCTACCAGCTACAACGCATACCTTTCTGCTCTCCAGCTGCTGCGCTGCGCGCAGCTCCTCTCTGCTCCCCAGCTAATTATTGCACTATTGCAATAAAATAAAT